GGGGAGCATGGCAGATGGGGACCTCTGTATCATGATTGGCCTGTCCAGGGCCACCTCTGGGACACTGGCCATCTCTGAGGCTGGTGGTCAGACATGGACTACTGAGGCCCAGACTAGTGGGACCACTAACAGGAGAAGGGTCTTTTGGTGTCGCTTCAATGGGACCTGGAGTGCCAATCCCTCAGTCAATTTCAATGCCACCACCTGTAATACCCTGGTCATGATAGTCTTCATCCCAGACACTAGCACCAATGTCTGGGTCCTGGACCAGGCAGTGAGTCAAGGCACATATACTGCCCCTACCACTCCATTCACAGTCACCATCACAGGCCAGACCACCACCTTTACCAGTGTGGCAGTGGCCTTCTGGACCTCAGTGGATGATAACACTTGGGACTCTTTGAGTGGCACTGGCTGGAGTAAGGCCAGCCTCCAGGCTCAGTGGAGGAATAGCTCAGGCTCAGACACATCCATCACAGCTGCCTACAATATCCAGGGGTCTGCTGGAGCCACCAATAATGTGGCCCAGAATCAGGCCACTCTGGGTGGTGATGCTGGGACCTACTTCATTGGATGCTGGTATCAGAGGACTGCCAAGGCTGTCAGTGACAGTGGCACTGGAGCTGACACCATGGCTGGGCTCAAGGCAGCTGTGGGTGTCAGTGACTCTGGGGCTGGATCAGACAGCCTGGCCAGCCTTCTGGCCAAGATCCCTCTATCTGACTCAGGGGCTGGGGTGGATACAGTCACCAAGGCTGAACAGGCCATAATCAAGAGTGTCAGTGATACAGGAGCTGGCACAGATACAGCAGCCTTGAGAAGGAAGCTGGCTACCATCTCTGACAGTGGCACAGGGGCAGACACTGTAGCCAGGCCACTCACCAAGATCTCCATCTCTGACAGTGGAGCTGGAGTGGATACGATAGCAGGGCTGAGGGAGATGGGCAGGGTGGTCTCTGACTCAGGTGCTGGTGTGGACACTGTGGCCACTCAGCAATTCATAAGGATACCCATCTCAGATGCTGGCACTGGGGTGGACACAGTGACCAGGCCCAAGGTCTCCACCACAGTCTCTGATGTGGGGAGTGGTGTGGACAGCCTGGCAGGGCTCAGGAAGAAGCTGGCCACTATCTCCGATGCTGGCACAGGAGTGGATACAGCAGCTCTAAGGAAGAAGCTGGCCACCATCAGTGACACAGGTGCTGGGGTGGATACTGTCTTGAGATTCATGAAGGGCCAGGCAGTGGCTGTCTCAGATCAGGGGACAGGGGTAGATAGCCTGGCAGCCTTGAAGGCCAGGCTCTCCATCAGTGACCTGGCCGATGGAGTGGATACTGTGCTGGCTGGAGCTCCCACCCTGAATAAGCTGATCCATGATGCTGGGGCTGGAGTGGATGTGGTCACAGCCAGGGGAGTGGGAAGGGTCAGTGACCTGGGAGTGGGATCTGATTCTTTGGTGATTGAGATGGGAGAATACTCAGCCCAGGTCAGGCCCAGACAGCTGAGCTTTGATGTCAGGAGGCCAAGAGCCAAGGTGGTGGAGCCCAGGGATAAGGATGCTGATGTGCTCCAGAGGAGGGACACACCATGACTGGATGTGTAGAGAAGGGCAGTGCTGGGGTCCTCACTGTCAGGCTCAGATACTGGCCTCAGGACCTCAATGCTGGTGAGACCATCACAGCAGTGGAGAGCTCAGTGAGCCCAGCAGGATTGACACTGGTAGGGCTGCCTGGGATTGATGGGGAGGAAGTCTATCAGAAGGTATCAGGAGGAGTGGCTGGCACTGATTATGTGGTCCAATTTGTAGTCCACACTTCAGCTGGCCAGACTTATGACCACCCCTACATGGATGCCTTTTTAGTGAAGGTGGTGTGAGATGATAAACACAGCTATAGCACTGGTCAGTCTTCAGACTGTGAAGGACACCCTGGACATCAAGGAGGCTACCAAGGACACTCTCCTGGAGCTCCTGATTGACAGTGTGAGCCAGAGATTCAATACCAAGCTCAGGAGAGTCCTGGCCCACACTACCTACACTGATTCCCTATTTGACGGATCTGGGAATGAGTGGCTTTACCTTCCTGCCTATCCCATCTCTGAGATCACTTCAGTCACTGAGGATGATGTGCTCCTGGTAAAGGAGACAGACTACAAGATCTACTACATGGCTGGGGCATTGAGGAAGGCCTTGGGAGCTCTGTGGAGCACTGAGCCCCAGGGGCTGAAGATCAGTTATAAGGCTGGCTATGTCTGCCTGACAGCTCCATCTGTGGGTCAGACAGCCCTGCCTTCAGACATCAAGCTGGCAGCCATCAAGCAGATAGGGTGGGAATACAATAAGCAGAAGGCCAAGAGCTGGGGTGAATCTTCCAGGAGTTATCCTGATGGCTCCCAGAGCTTCAGTGAGAGTGGAGATCTCCTTCCTGAAGTGATGAAGGTCCTGGACCAATACATGAATCCCTACATAGGATGACAGATGGCAGATCAGATCTCTGTCAAGATAGACGATAAGGAGGCCTGGGCTGAGGTGGCCAGGATGAAGCTCATGAAGAGAGCTCAGAAGTATGCCCTCACTGAGTGGGCCACCCAGACTGTGAAGCACATCAAGCAGGGAGGCCTCCTGAAGACCAGGACTGGATTCCTGAAGAGGAATGTGGGCATGGCTGTCCAGGAAGATGGGGAGCTGCTGACTGCCAATGTCGGCACTGGAGTGGGCTTCACCAAAGATGTCATCTATGCTGCCATCCAGGACAGGGGAGGGGAGATCAAGCCCAGGCACAAGAAGTGGCTGACCATCCCTGCCCAGGGAGTCATGGGGACAGCAGGGAATTACACAGGAGTGACCACCTTCATCAAGGGGAAGAGGCCTGACACAGCCTTCCTGGTGGACAAGGAAGATCTGAAGAAGGGCATCTGGACAGTGCTCTTCTACCTGAAGAAGAGGGTGGAGATTCCAGCTTCAGGCTGGTTTAGTCTGAGGGTGGAGGAGATGGAGCCCCTGCTCAGGGAAGTCATGAGTGCCGATTATCTCTATAGCCTGATACAGGCAGGGAGGGTCTGATGCCAGCTCAGTCAAAGAGGCTCCAGATCAGGGACAGGGCAGTGGAAGTGCTGAAGGGAGTAGCTGCTGGTGCTACCTATTACTACACTCCCACTGAGGTCCTGAATAAGCTGATCCACCCCAATCAGGCACAGGGGGATCTGACTTATATGGTCTTCACTGACTCAGGTGGGTCCATGGAAGAGACCAATGACCTCCTCATTGATGAAGACTTCTCCTTTGATGTGACTGCCTACTGTAAGGATGAAGCTGATCCAGTGAGCATGATGGAGAAGGCCCTGGCCGATGTCAGGAGAGCCATCATGGCTGACTGTATCAATAAGACGGACCCAGGGAGTCTGGGGAATCTGGCCATCCTCATTAAGATTCCTGAGCCACCTGAGACCGATAATGGGACATTTTCCCACATTGGCATGGCCTTCTTCACCCAGAGATTCCTGGCCAAGATCAGCTCTGAGCTGACAGAGATGTGACATGAAGAAGAAGAGAATAGGCTGGGCCAAGAAGAAGTGGCTGAGGTGGAAGATGATGAAGGGAGTCTCCTTCCTTCTGTGGGTCCACAAGACTCAGGGGAGTCTCAATTGGCCCAGCTGGAGGAAGACTCAATTCTGGAGAGATCTTGAAAAGTCACCAGGCTCCAGGGAAGCCCTCTTCTCTGCTGTCCTGGGATTAAATGAAGAAGACACCAAAGGAGGTAAGGCATGAGTGTCAAGAGATTCACATGGCTGGTGGCTTCAGGCAGATCAAGGGAGCTCACCCATGAAGGGGTGAAGTATCCCAGCATCTACCTGGAGACTGGGGAGACCTATGAGGCCAGCTTATTCCCTGCCCATGTGGTGGAGGAATGGCTGAAGCAGGGGTCTGTCAAGACTGTGGCTGAGAAGGCCAAAGGCAAGGAGGATTAAGAATGCCTACACCCACTGGACCCGAAAGAAGGCTACTGGCTGCTGGAGCCAAGAAGTCCACCACCTGGGGGACTGCTGTGGCACTTGGAGCAGGATCAGGAATCAACACCAAGGGCATCACTGGATATGTAAGAGTCCAGGACTACCTCATAGCAGCTGAGGTGGACAGTGCTCTGGCCAGGTCTGGCCAGCTGGATGTCATCAAGCCGATTGATGCCACCATCCAGACTGATATGCTCTATGATCCTGGTGCTCTGGGGACCCTCATAGCACTGCTCTGGGGGACTGCTGGCAATCCTGCCCAGCAGGGAGGCACTGCTGCCTGGCTCCATAAATTCCAGCTGGCTGACACCAATTGGAATAAGATTGCCACCATGGCAGTGGAATTCCCTGGCATCATCCATGAGATGAGGTCCTGTAAGCCCATTGAGTGGACGATGAAGGCAGCTGGCTCTGGCATCGTAGGCTCTGAGCTCAAGGTCAGAGGAGATCAGATCATTGATGATTCTGGAGTCAATGGGGCCACCCAGATGGATTCCCTGACCTATGATGACAGGGAGAATAGAGTCCTCTTCCGTCACTCAGCAGTCAAGATGAATGCTGCCAGTGCTGGGGATGTGAGTGGTGAGACTGCCCTTGTCACCAATAACATTGAGGTATCCATCAAGAGGCAGGGCTATGATTCCGTTCATCCTGCTGGGCAGTATGGGATCATTGAGCCAGCTGAGGGTGGCTATCCTGACTTCAGGGTGAAGATCAGCTTCCCCAGATTTGATGCTGTGAATAAGGTCTTCATGGCCACAGCCATAGCAGAGACTCTTCAGAAGATGACTGTCACCTTCATTGGCCCACTGATTGCCAGCACCTACTACTACACCTATAAATTCTACTTCCCCAAGATGAGGATGATGATCCCTGAAGCCAGCTGGGATGAGATCGTCAAGAATGGGCTGGAGCTGATAGCTGAAGAAGCCTCAGCTGCTCCCACTGGGATGGCTCACACCAGGCCCTATGTGGAGATCACCAATAAGAGGACTACAGACTACCTGGCATGATAAGGAGGCCTTATGGCCACAGTTAAAAGAAGGATTCCACAGTTATCCCCATGGATGACTTTTGAGCTGGAGACCGATCTCTTAGATCCCCCGATTTTTAAGGTGAGGCTCAGGCCTCTTGATGGCTGGGACCAGTGGCAAGCAGCCTCTACCCCAGGCCAGGAATTTGGGAAGGCCTATCATCTTCTGGCTATGGCCATTATGGCTGTAGTGGAGTGGGACCTCAAAGATCAGGAAGGCAAGCCTATTGAGGTCACAGAAGAGAATAAGAGGGGAGTCCTGAGAGAGATCTTGGGTGAGCCTGTGAAGGTCCCTGAGCCTGAGCCTGGGCAGGAAAAAGAGAAGGCAGTGATGCTGGGCTGGGCCATCGTGAGGGCTGCCCAGGAGAAAGAGACCTTCCTAAAAAATTGATAGGCTTCCTCCACTGGGAGCAGGACTGGTCCCATCTCACAGACTGGTCAGCTCTTGGGGAAGGAAGCCACCCAGCTCAGAATCCTCCTCCACTGGAGCCAGAGGATGAAGCAGCAAAGAGCTTCTACAGGGACTATGGGAGTCCCTTTGTCAGGGACTTTGGGCTCATGCCTTACCTCCTTCAGGGCCTGGAATACACAGGCCCTGAGCTCAAGGTCTTCTTATGGAAGCTGGACTTACTTCACCAGCTGGAGATGGAGAGGATGTCAGAGATGATGAAAAAACAGATCCCACCTGGAGGCACAGATGGCTAATATCAAATTCATGGTCACTGTGGATGCTGCCACTGGTCTGGCCACTATGAAGAAGGTGGAGGAGGGTCTTGGTGGATTGGCCAAGGAAGGTGGGAAGACCAAGACTGAGACTGGTGCTGTAGATAAAGCCTTTGGAGGCCTGTGGAAGCAATTTGTCACTGGCCAATTTGTAGTGGATGGGATCAAGAAGGGCTTTAGTCTGCTGAAGAATGAGGTCAAGGCCTCCATGGAAGCTGCCATGGATGCTGAGAAGACCGATAGAGCCCTGGATGCCTCCCTTGAGATCACAGGCAGGAGAGTCCCAGGGCTGGCTGAATCATTCAGGCAGTGGGCCACAGAGATGTCCAAGGCCACTGTCTATGAGGACGATCAGATCAAGAAGTCCATCACCTTGATGGCTCAGCTCACCAATCTGGATAAGGATGGAATCCAGAAGGCCACCAAGGGAGCCATGGGCCTGGCTACTGTCTTTGGGATGGACCTGGTGGGAGCCTCAGAGCTCATGGCCAAGGCCATGGCTGGCAATACTGGAGCCCTCTCCAGATATGGCATCAAGGTGGCTGAGGACCTTCCACTGGAAGAGAAGAGAAGGCAGCTCCTGGAGCAGACTGGGAAGATGTTTCAGAGGTCCACAGCTGAGACTGAGACCTTTGGAGGGAAGCTCCAGCAGCTGAAGAATACATGGGGAGAGGTCAGGGAGGCAGCTGGGGCCTACATCACCAGGCAGAAGGGAGTGATGGAGATCATCAACAGCACTGCCAATGCCATCCTGGAATACCTGACCATGGAAGAGATGGTGGATGTGGCCACTAGGAATCTGGCCGATGCTGAGAATAGGCAAGCTGAGAAGCTGGGAGCAGCAGCAGCAGCAGCCAATTGGAAGTATAGGGAGATGGCTCAGCTCATTGAGGCCTACAAAGGGAATCTTGTGGCCCTCACCATGGACATCATGAGGGAGAAGCATGGCATTGAGATAAAACAGGCCTTGATAGCAGAGACCCATAAGCAGACAGCAGCCCAGGAGGCCCTTCTTAAAAAGCAGAAGGAGCTGGAGAAGGGGACCAATACCCTCATTGAGAAGGACAAGAATCAGAAGAAGGAATTGACGGATCTGGAAAAGCTCTACCAGGACCTGGCTATCAAGACCATCCCTGACATGAATAAGGAGGTGGCCCTCCTCAATCAGGTAGAGGCAGATCTCAATGACAAGTATAAGAAGGGCATAGTCTATACTGAGGAATATCAGAGAGTCACCAAGGAGCTCAGGGACAGGATGTGGAATCTGGGGACAGTGGTGGCAGTCCAGCTGCCCAAGGCCTCAGATAAAATGAGACAGGCCTGGATGAATGCCATCCCTGCCATGAATTCATCCGTCTTTGAATTCACTGCCAATACCAAGATGAGCTTTGAGGAGGTGGCCCAGAAGGCCTATGAGACTGCCTCAAAGGTGAAGGAGTATTGGTCCACTGCCTCACAGCAGATGAATGAGATCTTCTCCCAGGCCCAGAGGAATAGGGAGATAGAGATTGAGAATGAATACAAGAAGAGGCTGGACTATATCAATAAGACTGTGACCAATGAGGAAGATAAGGCCAGGGCCATCACAGCCCTTGAGGCTGAATTTGAGATTAAGAGGACTTCTGCCAAGAGAGCAGCTGCCAAGCAGCAGAAGGCCATAGCTATAGTGGGAGCCATCGTGAATACTGCTGAGTCCGTCACCAAGGCCCTGGCCCAGGGAGGCTTCCTGCTGGGCATCCCATGGGCAGCTGTAATGGCAGCCATGGGAGCCATTCAGATAGCCATGATAGCCAAGCAGCCTATCCCCCTGGCCAAGGGTGGTGTCTTCACCAGGCCCACTAGATTGATGTCACAGGGTGGCCAGACCTTTGAGATGGGGGAGGGAGGAGAGGCTGAGATTCTGTCCCCAGAGTCAAAGCTCAGGGAGGTCATGAGATCGGAGCTGAGACAGATTGGTGGGAAGCCGTCCATTGAAGTGAAGATCATGATTGGGGACAGGGAGATCAAGGACTTCATAGTGAAGACAGTGGACCATGCCATTAGGTCCAGGAAGATCTTAGTGCCAGGGGAGTCACTGACATGACAGCCATCAGAATAGCCTACCTGAATTGGTGGAAGAAGGGGAGCCTGATAGCCAAGTCCTCTGAGCAGCCAGCCTTCCCTGCTGAAGACACCCAGAATGAGAGCCCTCAATTCTTCTGGAGATCTGCCACAGGGACAGGGGCTGGTGGAGAGACTGTGGATGTGGACCTGGGCCAGGCTGTGGAGCTGAATTATATAGCTCTCCTGAATCATAACATCACAGCAGCAGCCACTGAGATCAAGGCCTATGGAGCTGATGACTCTGCCTTCACCACCAATGTGGTCAGTGAGACACTGACCTGGGCAGCTGGCAGCATCTTCCAATTCTTCTCCACTGCCAGGACCAAGAGATACTGGAGGGTGAAGGTCATCAATGCCACCAATCCAGCCACCTACATTCAGATAGGTCCTATCTTCCTGACCAAATACTTCCAGCCCAATAGGACCTTTGTGAAGGGCTATACCGATGGCAGGGAGGACTTCTCTGAGGTCTTCTTCACTGACTCCATGGTGATTACTGCTTTGGAGAGGCCAAGGCCAGAAGCCAGATCCCTCCCATTCAATGGTCTGGATGACACATCCAAGGGCCAGGTAAATTCTCTCTTGAATGAATGTGGCCTGACTTCTCCCTTCATCATCTGTCTGGATTATGCCTACCCCAATACCAATTCCTATTTGGTCAGGCTGGACTCCATCTCCTATCCTGTCAACACAGGACCTGGAAGATGGGACTGGGTGGCAGACATTAAGGGAGCTCTCTAATGGCCCCACAGGACCCCACTAATCTTAGGGTCACAGCTCTTGGAGCAGACGCTGCTGAGCTTGTCTGGAATAATGGCACTAAGAGATGGAATGAGATTGAGATCTGGAGATCATCCAATGGTGGGTCCAGCTATAGCCAAATTGATACCACTGGTGGCTCAGAGGAAGAGTATCAGGACAGCTCTGTGGAAGATGGCCTGGAGTATTATTATCAGATCAGAGGCCATGACTTTGAGCCAGAGAGCTGGTCAACATATACCAATGAGGACAGCTGTATTATCGTCTGCCACAAGCCAGTCAATCTCACTGGGACCTGTATCTCTCCCACCCAGATAAAGCTGGATTGGGCAGATCAGAGCCAGCATGAGTCAGGCTTCAAGATCTATAAGAATGGGACCTACCTGGACACAGTGGGAGCTGGTGTCCAGACCTATACGGCTGGCAGCCTGAGTGGAGGCACTTGGTATCTCTTCAAGGTCAAAGCCTATAATGCCATCACAGAGAGTGCCTTCTCCAATGAGGTCAACACATTCACCTATGACCCTCCCAATGCCCCTTCCAATCTGACTGCTGAGAGTATATCCACCACAGCCATCAATCTGAATTGGAAGGATAACTCCTCCAATGAAGATGACTTCCACATTGAGGAGAGCTCCACAGGACCCACCAGTGGCTTCTCAGAGATAGCCACAGTGGGAGCTGGAGTCACCTTCTATCCCAGATCAGGACTCAGTGGTGGGACTCAATACTGGTATAGGGTCAGGGCTCAGAATACTTCAGACTATTCAGCCTACTGTGCTGTGGCCAATGCCATCACCCAGGGAGCTGTCTCAAAGCCTTCCAATGTGAAGCTCTACTCAGCTGTAGGGACTGAGGTGGAGATCACCTTCCAGGATAATTCCTCTGATGAAGACTATCACTCCATTGAGAGGAAGACTGGATCAGGGGGATCTTATGCTGAGGTAAAACAGCTGGAGCCCAATAGGACCTACTGGAAGGACACAGGCAGGACGGCTGGGACAGAATACTTCTACAAGATCAGAGGGAAGCAGGGAGTGGTCTATAGCTCTTACTCTGATGAAGTCTCCATCACGACACTGAGCACACCAGCTACTCCCACTGGGCTGGCCATAGACAGCTATAAGGACACCTGGATGAAGCTGACCTGGGCCAAGGTCTCCACTGCCCAGGGCTATAAGCTCTACAGGTCCACCAATGGCAGCACCTTCACTGAGTGGCTGGTCATCCAGAGGAATGATGTCCTGGCTCTCAAGATAAGTGGGCTCTCTGCCAATACTCACTACTGGTGGAAGATCTCTTCCTATAATGGGAATGGTGAGAGCAGCCAGAGCTCAGCTGTGGACAACACTACCCAGACTCAATACAGTGAGACAGCCTGGGAGAGATATAGCAGGAAGACCTCCCTGAATATGATCGTCCTGGTGGAGATCAATCCCAAGATTGAGCTGAGTGGCTTCACCCTAACTGGTGGAAGGACTTACACTTATGAGATCACTGTCCAGGAGAGAGGGATAGACATCACTGATGTCCTGGAGAATGGCACTGCCTATGTGGAGAAGGGCAGCATCAATGATGTGGAGTCCAATGCCAGCACCTTCTACTTTGACTACTCTGGCAGGAAGCTCTACATCCACACTTCTGCTGGGAATTCACCAGTCAATTATCAGATTGATGCTGGCTTCTGGCTTTACTTCACCAATTATAGATTGGGCCTGGCCACAGGGGACTTCAATAATAATAATTATCTGCCCCTGATCTCCAGGGCTGACATCCCAGATGTGAGCCAGGAAGTGAAGAGCCTCTATGAGGGATCTCTTTCTGTGACCACTGGCTCAGTGTCAATAATGAATCCCAAGGTGGGGAGCTCCCATTACTTTGACAAGATCTATAAGAGGTATAAGTGGGAGAATGGGAAGGTGGTCATCAAGGCAGGAGGGCCAGGATTCACATATAGCCAATTCCAGACCATAGTGACTGGGGTGATAGCTGGGAAGTCCATAGATGATGTGAAGCTGGCTCTTGAGCTGACAGACTTCAGGGAAGGGGTCTGGAGATCTATCCCTGTAGCTGAGTGCTGGTCAGCAGAGTATCCCAATCTGGATGACTCTGGGAAAGGCAGGAAGAAGCCCTTTGGCTATGGCACAGTGACCTCTGCCCAAGGCATCCTGGTGGATACAGTCTCCAAGAAGTATCTCTTCCATGATGGCAGGATGAAGACAGTGACCTCTGTGAAGAAGAATGGAGGCACTGCCCTGACTGAGGGGACCGATTACTTCATAGACTACAGGAGAGGCATCATTGAATTTGCTGAGGCCTACACTGTGACCAGCTCTGATGTGGTCACTGTGACATTCCAGGGAGCCATGGAAGAGTATGGCACAGATCTGATCCAGGATGGAGCTGAGGTCTTCATAGATCTCATGACCAGATTCCTGGGGCTGACAGTGAATGACCTGGACCTGGACTCCATCTATTATGTGAAGAAGGTCAGTGGGAAGACCCTGGCTGGATACCTCTTTGAAGAAAAGAGCTCCAATGATGTCATCAAGACGATAGAGCAGAGCCTCCTGGCCTTCTCAAGGCAGGATGAATCTGGGAAGCTGGGGCTGAAGCTCATAGAGACCACTGCCCCTTCCCAGGCCAGATCCGTCAATCAGCATCAGATGAAGGATGTCAAATCAGCCACCAATCAAGAGTCCATGGTGAGGACAGTGAGTGTCTATTATGGCCAGCAGCCGTCATCCAATAGCTGGGAGAGGGTGGTCAGGACAAAGCCTGGGATGGGCTATGCCTACAGGATTTATGATGTGGTGGACATCAGGAGCTGGTGTGTCAATGAGGCAGATGCCACCATAGTGGCCAATGCCTTCCTGGCTCAGCTGGAGAAGGAGCACATTGAATTCAACACCACTCCTCACCTTTTTGGATGCCTGGCTGGGGACCTGATCTATCTGACCAGGGATAGATTCTATAATAATAATGGAGCCCTCAATAATACTCTGGCCAGAATTTTAGGGATCTCCAAGAGCCCTTCTGGGAATCAGACCAGCCTTAAAGTGGAGACTGTGAATGAATGACACTGATGCTGGGAAGGACCTGAAGAATCACCTCCTGGAGGACTGGAAGACTGCCCATAATATCTGGGCTCATGTCAGGGCCTATGGGGATGCCAATTGGGGTGGCTCAGGCTCTTCTCATGCCATTCTGAGTGCTACTCATTCTGACTCTACAGCTGCTGCTGTGGTCAGGGGAGATCTCATGACTGGCCAGGGAGCCACACCAAAGTGGCAGAGGCTGGCCCTGGGAGCTAATGGGAAGGTCCTGAAGAGTGATGGCACTGATGTAGTCTGGGGTGATTCCACTGGTGGGGCCACTACCTTCCTGGCTTTGACCGATACTCCCAGCAGCTATAATGGGGCCTTCCAACTGGTCAGGATCAACAGTGCCAATAATGCCCTGGAATTCAGTAGCCAATTTTACAGCTATGCTGAGAGTAATTGGAATAATCCCATCCTGGCAGACACCTTCAGTGCCACAGCTTCTCACTATTCCTACCTTCTCATGAGAAGGGCTAGAGGGACCTATGCCTCCATGGCTGATGTCCAGGCTGGTGATTATGTCGGATTCTTTTCAGCCCAGGCTAGGGTGAATGGGGCCTATCAATATGCTGGCTATGCTGGCTGGCAAGTCAGCTCTGTGGGAGCCACTTATCCTGTGGCTACTTACACCATCAATGTAGGGGATGGCTCTACTGGCACTGTCACAGCTGCCACATTCACCCATCAATATCTCAATCTGGGCAGCCTCTATGGGAGAGCTCTTTATTGGCAGTCCACTGATGGGTCCATCTCCAATGTCATCAGCCATGCCACCAGTGGCTATACTTGGGGAGTGGTGGGGACACTCTCCAATCATAGTCTTCAGATCTGGACCAATAGCCTTCCCAGGATGTGGATAGCCCAGGATGGAGGCTATATCCAGGTCAATCCCAATCTGGGATTGGGGGGATCTTCCTTTGGCTCTTCTGCCACTTACACCCTTGGTCTCTGGACTGGGAATCCACCTGGAAGCTCTCCAGCTGATATGGTCCAGCTCTACTCCCAGGACTTTGCTGCTGGGAATGCTGTGCCTACCTTCAGGACTGAGAATGGCACTGTCATCCAGCTTAATCAGAGCCTAGTCACCACTGCCCTTGTCCAATTCAGTGGCATCAATATAGAAAGATCAGCTGCCAATCCTTATCTAGGTTTCAGGAATTCCTCAGCAGCAGATAGAAAAGAGACTTACTTCCAGCTGGACCTGGCCAATAGTAAGGTCATCTGGGATTCACTCCAGCAGACAGTGGACTTCTGGCCTATTGAGA